TTATTACTTAAATTAAGGGAAGTCAAATGACAGGAACTGCAATTCAAGAGTGTCACTTCCGGGTTATTGCTCAAATCCAGGGACTTCAAAGGCGTTCCCGCACAATCCAAATGTGTTAGCCTTTTGTTATTACTTAAATCAAGAGTTTCCAGCGGGTTATTCGCACATTCCAGACTATACAAAAACTTCTTATCTGATAACTCAAGATGTGTTAAGTTATTCGAAGAACAGTAAAAGTTATATAACGAAATAATGCCAGACAAATCAAGCGATATTATATCATTCGATTGACATTGCAAAACATCTAAAGAAGGATCATTAGACACATCAAGTTCTGTCAGATTATTTTCTCTGCAATGCAATGCTTCCAAATAAGGCTTATCAGACACACCAATAAGCTCTGTTAACTGATTCTCGTAACAGTATAAATATTTCAACAAATGATTCGAACTGACATCCAGAACTGTTAAATCATTTCGGGAACAGTCTAAGGATGTTATTTTTGTATTATGGCTAACATCTAATGCGGTAAGTGAATTTGCTACACAATGTAAAATTTGCAATTCCGTAAAATATTCAATACCTTTAAGAGACAAAATGCCCCTACTATTTACCTCTATAATAGTAACACTGGCTATCTCCTCATCACTCAGTATTCCATCTTGATTTGTGTCTGTATTTTTTATGTAATTTCTGAACTTTTCATCCGGAAAATTCGCTTCATTAATTTCAACCCCTACATTTTCTGTTTCAGAAGCTGCTGCAGTCATTGGCATCAAATTCATTACCATAATAAAACTAAGTAAAAGCGAACTCCATTTCCTTATTTTCTTTTTCTTCTTCATAGAGACCTCCATAACAACTATTTATACTATTTTTATTAATTTTATCCTATCCTGTTATTCGGGTCAACAATTTTGAGCCGGAATAAATATGTTTAAACTATAATAATACAGTCTTATTCCTATGCTTTTACTGATATATACATGATACTATATGTATGCAAAAACAAATAACTTCCGTCATCCGCCACCTTTGCCCAAAACTTCTGCTTGGAATTTTGCATATCCTCCCACAACTTCAAATGCGTTCTTTCTTCTCCCGGTATCCCGTTACCTTCTACAGACACATACTTCCCTTTTGCACAAATCGGCTCAATTAGAAGATACTGTGCCCAGCAATAGTTCTTATACACAATCCTAAACTTTTGATTTTCTAATCCGTTCCCCACACGTGCATCCAGAAATGTCCCATTCTCTGCACCTCCCGCTGTCAGATACAATCCTGTCTGCTTATTACGGAAAAATACACTGCCATCCCCGGCATCCTCCAGATTCCATCGGGAGTCATCTCCATAAGACTTATTCAAGACAACCTCCTTTATCTCTGTCCTCCCATTCATGACATTTTTTACTTCCTGCCGGAAATCGTCCATTGTATACCCAATACAACTCCACCAATGCGCAGGGTCTCCATGGTTGGACGCAATACCCATAGCGTGTCCTTCCTTGTGGGATACAATATGATTAGGACTGATACTCAACGTCTTGCATAGATACGCATACAACTCTACGGCATTGTTAATAATCCTCCCGGATGTCTTCCTGTCTGAGTAATCTTTCGGCTCACATAACTCAAATCCAAGCGCCGTATTGTTTCCGGCACCGCCACAATGATATGCACGAATATCAAACGGCAGCGTCTGATATATGCCCGTCTCGTCAATAAACCCATGGATACAGACGCTCCTGCCACCTGGTTGATATGCATTCCATGATTTCAGAAAGTTCACTGCTGGAACACCCTTACACGCTGTGGAATGCACCATAAGCCTTGTAGGTTTGATTGTTTTTGGCTCTCTATAACATTTATTATTCACTAAAAATTTCTGGATAATTTCCATATAATCTCCTTTCTGCCACCATACAACATTAACCAAAAGAGGGCGGTTACACGCCCTCTCACTACTATTCACTCTTTTTCATCTGTTTTGCAATCTGATTTACATATGTACTCAGTCCGGCAACCAGTATTCCCTGCGTAACCATCGCAAAGATTCCAGCAAATATGTCATGAATCGTTTCAAATCGACTAACAGAAGCTACCCAAAGCCCGCAAATAAGAATTCCTGTCATACCAAGCAAAAGCGGTATGTGCTTATCTTTTACAAATTCTGCTTTTTTCATCCATATTCCAAGAAGATACAATACAATTGCAACTACAAGCAGCTCTGGTTTTATATAATTCATAATCTGATCCATTTTACTCCAGCTTCCTTTCCAAATCTTCTATTCTATGATTTGCTACTTTTATTTTCTCCTCGTCAACCTTGACAGTTTCCTCCAGCTTATACGTGCGGTCTATCACCTTATTGTGCCTTTCAACCTGCTTCGTAAGCTCATCCAGCCGATAATCAATCAGGCTGATCGTCTCACTATTCCAGTCTTCCACCCGCTTACGCTGACTTCGATTATTAATCATACATACAGACAGCGTCACTAATCCAGAGATACATGCCACTATAATTTCATTTGCCACTATACCCCCTCCTTTTGTTTACGCAAGCTCTGCATCTGTTATAACTTTTTTCTCTCCTACTGGAAGTGCAAGCAAAGTTCCTTGAATGTATAAATTTTCTGTTGCACGTGCATTTAAAGTCAGTGTACCAGCAGAATTTAATGTCATTACACTAATAATGGAGGCTGGTCCACCAGAATATCCCCAGACCCATGAATTACCGGCAAGAATGCTACCATTTCCGCTAGTCAATAAATATATATCTGCTGTTTTACTGTTCGAATAGTGTTGTTTCACACATTGGAAAATCAAAAACGTTCCGGCCGGAAGATTTAGTTTACAAAGTTCTTGAACATCTGTGGAAACTGAAAGCTCCCTATATGTCTCGCTGCAATAAAAATTATCATTTTCACCCACTCCATTTTTCCCGTCTGACACCACTGGAATAATTACCTGTTCTAACAGGGTGCTTGTCCCTCCGGCAAGATACATGGAGCACCGAATGCCTGTAATTCCGGATGGAAGTGCATATGTGTAAGACGATACATTAGAAGAAGACGTATATCTATTTGTCCAAGTAGCCGATGAAAGATTTGAGTTGGTCGTTGTATCAATTTTAAACCGACAATAATAGCTGTTGAATACTCCATTCCCCGTCTGCTTCTTTCCCTGTACCGTAATAGACGATTGCTTATAAGAACCCGTAGCAGTTTTTGCAATAGATGCTGCATTTATCAGCATTTTGTACGAAGTAGAATCCTTACCGTTATTTCCATCTGAACCTTTCAATACAGGTGTTGTCACTTCCTCATTTGCACACTTGAATGTCAAAGACGTATCCGCATTCACTGTCACAGTAGGGCTGACTCCATCTATACCACTGTCAACAATTGGAATTGTTAATTGATCTAAAAGAGTCGTTTTTGATGAATCACTATACATTGACACTCTAAACGCAAATATTGCACCATTTTGATCAGGAATTCTATAAATACAAGATGTTCCCTCTTGTTCACAAAGAGATATATAGCCTGATCTATACTCATAATCAATAACAAAATAGGCATTATATGGGATAGGTTCTTCATTTCCAGTCTCACTGAACGCTGATAAAATAATTCTCGACGGTGAAAGCAACACGCTTGAGCCATATTTTCTAGTGACAACTAAAGTGTTTACTTTCATTTTATATGAAGTGGTATTTCCACCGCTTATTCCATCACAAACAACCGGAATCGTTACCTGTGCCAATGGAACAGAGCCATATGCACTTGAATCCCCTGTAGAACGAATGTCTCCCATAGTACATCGAATTCTTTCCGTGTCATCTGGAACCCTGAAACTATATGACCTGTCTACTACCTGTGCAATCATTTCATATTCCAGATTGTTATGGTATTGCACCTCCACAGTTATTGTATTCTCGCAAGGCTCATATCCCCTGTCTGCTACTTTCTTATAATTAGATACTGTAACAGTATCAGGAGAATATATCGAATCTCTTTTCACTATTGATGTAACACTTGGACGTATTTCATACAACACTGCATCTGCTCCAGCCTCACCGGCACTAATTATAGGAATGGTAATTTCATCTAATATTGATGACGACCCAGGATAAGCACGTATAGAACATTTTATCAGAACTGCACTTTGTGGTATTGTAAATGTGTATGAATCGGATACTACTTCTTCCTCCAGCCAGCCTTTAATCATATATTCTATTACTAGTGGTGCCATATAAGGATTCCCATCTCTTAAAGGTGTAAATGTAATTGTTTCTGGAATCAGTCCACCGGAATCCCGTATGATTACAGATGCATCTGCCGATATCTTATAAGGTTTTACACCTGATCCATCTGATACTACCGGAATAACAATCTCATCTACTATAGTATTCATTCCTTCAGGAATGACATAACACCGCATACCGGTAACATCCGGCTGAACATTTACCGTCACACATTCTCCCGCTGACGCTATATCATATGACTCTAAATCAGCGTTTCCTTCATATTCGATATAGAGTTTTGCCTTTCCCGAAACAATCCTGTCTCCTGCCTTCTTCTCATACTTGAAATCAACAGAATTTGTTACCAATTTCCCCAAAGCATCTTTTTTCAGAATCTGAATACTGCTCCTCAATCTATAAGTGAATGCATCCCATACGTTCGTGATTGTCACTTCACAGCTTCCTCTTATCACTCCGGCAGCCGTATTCCCTTCAAACCGATAAACAGCCGTCTCTTCTACATCTGATACTGATACCAGAATAGTTTTTCCTGTAGATATTTTCTCACCATTCTTATACCAGCATATTGTAAATTTATCCGTTACTTCCAGACCACCGTCCATCATACAGGCTGTCAAAGTCGTTTCACCAATACCGTTCTTAAAAATTATCCCATTATCTGTAACAATAGAACAAGCATATACTTTGTTTGCATCCACCATCTGTTTCATATATTCTAAAAGTTCCGATGATATCTGTGACTGCTCTTCTTTTATATTACTTAATGTAGTCTTATTGCATGACGCATCTGTAAAACTAATCACCTGCTCTACTACCCGGGCTTCCAGATATAATGCTGGTTTAAATTCATTGTCCTCTACACTTACTGTATCACCAATGTTCACTTCCGCAGTTCCTTCAATTTCATACGTCACCTTCGGGACACAATTTTCCTTCAGGTCTTTCAATGCCGCATCACGCAGAGCTTTCGCGTCTGATTCCTCATAAGTCTTTCGAGGCGCATAAATGTATCCATTCCCAATATCTGACATCTTTGACGGAAAACGCTCCCTTGCCTGTACTGCAAGAAGTGTGATAGAATCATTTTCCGATAAATATTCTATCCTTTTTTTGTCATCCCTTACTTCGTATTTTTCCCTTGGTATAGTAATTCCATCTTTCCCTATCGGCTGAATGGCAGTATAAAGATCTGTAATATCAGACGTTTTCCTGACTCCGGTAACATCCACGCCATAACGCAAAACAATATCCTTCCGTTCCTCTCCAATTCCCTGGCAGCTATCGGAATGCGCCTTGTATATATTTAATCGTATCTTCTTTAATATGTAATTACTTCCAAGAACAGGAATAAATTCCACTTCCGCATTAAAGAAGTTTTCAAGAGTATAGATTCTTGCAAGAAGTGTTTCCTCCGCAAAATCACCCTTCACCTTATATCCTGCCACCTCATTAATTCCAATCTCCATTATTTTCCAGGAATCAAATATATCCAGATATTCTTCAAATGACAATTCCCGCGATGCTGTATAGCTCCCTACCGTATTATTCAGCAATTCAAAGGATAAAGAGAAACCAGTAATTCTTACTTCATATTCATTCTTCTCCACCTGCATAATCGTAAAGTAATAATCCCTGTTCCGATATGTAAATGCCAGCTTATTCCCTTCCACAAGATATTGCGAATCGTCATGTTCCGTACCTGCTGATAAAGTAAAAGTTGCCGCCGTTCCTTTTACATAGACATGAAGCTCATCGTCATAATAATGTAAAGCTTCGGGAGCTGAATTATCCATAAATGTATACACGAGATCATGTGGACTCAATATTGCAATTCTTACATTTTCCATTATAAATAAGCCTCCCTTATTTTAGCAGATACATCCATTACCGGCTGGTTGTTCCCATCGGTTAACTGGCAGAAGTCAGAAAAGAAAAACCGAACTTTTGTTTCTCCCGGCGGGGCTTTAAAAAATGTGCTTCCTTTGACAATCTCATTAGCTGTTTCCTTTCCATTCACATATACTTTAGAACTTTTTCCGTCAACCAAGATGGAGTTTCCTTTACGGTATCTGTTTGGTATATCCTTCCATTCCATATAATGTTCTACAAAAGCAAGCTCTCCCAAACCCATAACAGCCAAATCATAATTATCACGCTGCCCAATAAATACAGACAGTCTATCTGCTTTTCTATCTTTTAAGTCTTCTCGCACAAATTCATATGTTTTTGCAGATGACTTGCTATTATTCGCATCCCATAAAGCAAATCGGAATGTTTCGCCATATTTTTCCATAGAAAATTTTTTTACTGATGCTTCCAACGATGACACAGGAATTGTTACCCGTCGTGTATCTTCCCCTCCAATACACATGCCTAATTCCACATTACCAGAAGACATATCATATTTGACTATTCGCATAGACATCAAATGCTTTTTATCCTTATCAATAAGGCAGTATTCTATTATGCCCAGTCCAGGTGATGCCTGAGCCGAAACTATTGCATTATTTTCTTCACCCCGCACCTCGCAAAAAGGTGCAAACTGAAATATTCCTGTCAGCTCAATTCCCTTCACCTCTTCATTACTGGTATAATCCTCAGACTGAATCTTCATTGCTTTTGCTGCGCCATGCCAATTTTTACCCATTTCCGTTTTTGATAATTTTAACCATTCACCTAACGGCTCAAGGGTATTATTCTTCCCATATCCACTATCAAATAAAACGCAATCATCATTATCCAAATCCATATTTCCATAATCACTGATATCCTCAAAATTTATCAATGTTTTCGACATCTTAACTGTCTTTCCATCTGCTTCACTGATCTTCCCCAGCTCTATTACCCCATGTTCACTTACAATTCCGACAAATCCATTCTCACTGCCATGTGTAATTGTGTAACTTACAGGAACTTCTTTTGTACCATCATTTTTTATTGTCATTTCCATTGATTTCTTATCTTCGCTGAGTGTAGCCTTAAACTCTTTATCTGCAGTAGAATATTTAAATGGATCAGCACAATAGAACTCAATCTCTCCAATCACCCGGTTCTTTCCTGGTGTAACCACGCTGTTTCCGGACTTTGTTCCAATAAAGTATTTGTCCTCTTCATCATGAAATGAAAGTGTTGCATTTTCTACATCCAATATACGATTCAGCTTATTGTATGACGCACGGAATGCCTGCGCATCCTTTGCCACAAGCTGATATGTTACCGTAATAATCCGTGGCGGATACCGTTTTCCCCTGTACCTTGTTCCATCGGAATTTCCCACCTGATAATCATCAATCTCACTCTCAAGGAGCTCACGGCCAGATACATACAGCGTCCGGTATCCGACAACTGACTTTTCATCATCTGACTTTTCATCATCTGGCTTTTCATCATCTAACTTTTCTATATATTTTCCATTTAATTTAAGGGCCTCAGCCGGAAGTTTATCTTCCGGCTGGGGACCTGTAGTATCTACAAATCCATACATTACCTGTAACCCGCCTTTCTATTATTGATTTTTTGTATTTTTTCAAGTTCCTCCTGCGTATAGGATGCTGTCGCTCTCGCAACTTCACGGCCCTCTATATCAAGAGGAACGATAACGGTATACTGAAAATCATTCCTGTAGTTAAAGTCGCTATTTAACTCTCCATCCAGATATCCGGTTCCGGCATAAGCAAGCTGACCAGTAAAATTATCTGTAAAGTTTGCAGCGCTGATATTCGGAGTAATCTGCGCATCCATTGAAAAATCCATAACTCCTGCCACTTTCGTTACTGCACTTTCAATCAGACCCATACTTCCTGTAATACCTGCCGCAAGTCCTTTCATAAAGTCTGGCATCCACTGTTCATAAGAACGAAGCGGTCCCTTATCCGGACGTGAGAAATGTAGAAAAGAGCAAATCTTCTCTGCAAGGCCTTTCACAGTATCTATAATTCTTTTTACACCTGAAACAATTCCATCTGCCAAACCACCAATAAAATCTTTTCCCCAGCTTAATGCTTTATCAATCAATCCACCTATACTTTCACCAATCGAACTTATAATATCAAGCATTGCTGATGCAATATGAGGCAATGCCTGCAGCAGTCCCGACGCCAATGTGACAATAATCTCAAGACCTGCTGCAAGAATACCGGGCAGATTCGATATAATGCCATTAACTAAAGCCCCTATTAACGTAACAACTGCACTTAATATAGCCGGAAGATTCTGAATCAGCCCATTAACCAGCATCTGAATGATCTGAACACCCGTTTCAATAATCTGAGGAAGGTTTTCCGAGATTGTATTTACAAACGCTGTCAGTCCATTTACTGCTGCCACGATAATCTGAGGAAGCGCCTCTATGATTCCCTGTGCAAGCGCCATAAGAATTGCCAGTCCTTGTTCAATTATAATAGGAAGATTTTCCGTAAGTCCGGTAACAATGGAATCAATAATGGTAAGTACTGAATTAATAACCAGATCAAGATTCTCTGTCAGACCAGTTACAAGACTCATCAAGAGTTCCAAGCCAAGCATTAATATTTGTGGTAAGGCCGTTATAATAGACGTTGCAAAAGTTGTAATCAAACTCAATGCTGCCGGGATTAACACAGGCAGATTATTGATTACTCCCTGTATCAGTGATGTAAGAATTGACAGCCCTCCCTGCATAATAACCGGAAGATTTGCTGTAATTGCATTCATAAGCCCTGCAAGTATCTGGCTTCCTGACTGCATCAATGCCGGAAGTCCGCTTACAATACTATCAACAAGTCCTTGTATAATCTGTGGTCCCTGGGTCGTGACCGTCTGTATGATACCGTTAATCTGCTGACCAAACTGTCCCTGTAAGACACCCAGCCCTGCAAGAATAATTCCAAGTACTGCTGCCGGTCCTACCATACGCATTGCGACGCTCATAACCGAAGTCAATGCAGAAACCATTCCATTCATAGCCTGCATTCCTACATTTACGCCTGACTCTAGTCCTTTGCCCAGTGCGTCACCTATCATTGATGACATATCTACTTTATCTCTTATCGAATCAATAACCTTCCAAATCTTAGGCCCGTCCTCTTCAAATCTTCCTGTCACAGTATCAAACCGAAAAGCTATCCGGGCAACAGAATCTCCTAAACGAGCAAAACCTTTATTCATTTTTGTACTTAGGCTTTGTATTTTTCCTGCTAGATTATCTGGTATCATCCGGGTCAGATTATCCTTCAATTTTGTTATTCCATTTAATGCTTTCCCTGGTAACTCCTTCAAACGATCTGTAATTTTATCTGTAATTTCTCCTATTTCTTCAGATAAGCTATCTGGTATCACCTGATTTAGGTTTTCCTTTAATTTTGCTATTCCATTTAACGACTTTTCTGGTAATTCTTTTAATGCACTCGCAAAACTTCTTGATTTTTCAACAGCCGCATCAAACATACCCGCTGTCTTATTTCCTACATCAATGATCTTTTTAAAAGCATCTCCGACGGAGCCAATCTCTCCTATCGCAGCCTTGACTTTCCCGACTTCTGCTGATATCGTCTGAAACACCTCTACTGCTGATGAAATTTTAGTAATTGAATCGGCGGATGATTGTGAAACCTTCTGGATATTCTGCAGCGCTTTAGCAGCTTCATTGATTGCATTTGCAAATGCTTCATAAGTTTTGCCATAAGCAGCCGGCACACTATAATTCTCCATTCGTTTTCCTCCTTTTCAAATATTCAATAATTCTTTCTGACCTACCGGACATCGCTTTTTTCTTACCGGAAAGATTGTTCCTCACTTCTTCCTGCATTTTTTCATAATCAAAGAAATCTTTAAACCGTCTGTATACAGGCTTGCTCTTATTCTTTCCGGACTTTTTCTCAGCCTTGATTTCACGATTCACCCATGCCATGCGATGTATCCTGTATTCTTCATCTACAACCGCAAGGGCATAGGCTCTCTTTCGAAGCTCATATTCGTAATATGTCATCCTTCCTATGTCATCCATGTTATGAAAACCGAGAAAACGAATACAATCTATAATAATATCCTCATATGTCTCCAGCGATGTCTGTCGCTCTATTCTTGATTCTGTGTTTCCTTTAAGCCTGCCGCCAGATTCTCCATCTTTAATCTGGTAGCATTTCCCTTTTTTAATTCACTGATCACCTCATCGAACAACGCTTCCAGATTCTCATAATTCTCTATGTATCTGTCAATCTCATTCATTGCCGGGCGAGTTCTCTCTGTACACGTACCTGCATAAAGAACTTCTGCAAGTGCTACCGTATCATAGCTGTAGAGCGCCGTAGCCTTTAATTCCAATCCAGCTCCAAACTTTGCTCCTTTTTCCTCCAAGAAATTTTTCTTATCCAATTCCCGGATAAACTGAATTCCAAAATGTACGTTATATTCTTTTTCATTAATTTTTAATATCATGTCTTATCCTTTCTGTTACGGTAATGTAACTTGAAAATTTGTCATTTCAAAATATCTTTCGGTATAAAGAGAGGGGGATTCTTCCCCCTTCTCTCCTACCGTCTACGCTGGTTTTTTCTGTGTGTCTACAAACATATAATCCGCAATCTCCTGCTCCTCAGCAGTTACTGTGACATTTCCCTTCTTACCGGTTCCATTAATACCAAATGTAAGCGAAATCTCTGTATAACCTTCTGCAGAAGAAGTCTTTTCAAAACCTGTAAGATAACCCTGATAATAAGTTCCTTTGAACTTATCTTCTGCATTCTCTACAGGCTCCTCCATATTCACCTCCCAGATTTCAACCACATCACTATTTAACTGAGCCTCTTCCAGACGTTCAATCAGCGTGTCTCCCTTTGCAAGATAAGAGGTCGCTGTAATCTCGATTTCCGGTGTTCCCGGAGTACGTACCGCACCATCTTTTGTCACTGTTGACTCGCTCTCCACACTTACGCTCCTTCCATTCTCGGAAGTAAATGCAATGCCCTGCGCATTTGTTGTGGAAGCCTCCTTAAGAATACGATAAAGATAAAAGATTTTTTTACCTGTTACTGGTTCTGCAAAAAGCTGCAAATCTAATTTTTTCATTCTGTACATCCTCCTGAATAAATATTTTGTTTTAAATCTATCATCTGAACATATTTCGGATATGTATCGGCAATCATAGCGATACCAATACAAAAGGAATCGATTAAAACTCTTGACCTTTCTGAAGCATTCTGATATCTGATTTCTGTGTCACCACCACATAATTCGTATTTCATATCATCCTCTGTCAAATCCTGAATGGACTGAATCAGGTTCTGCGTCAGTATACTTACCGCCGCACACACGATATCTTTCCCGGGAGACGCATAACCTGCATGACCTGATATATGAATCGAATTCCTATACACCGTTACCTTAATCAAAATACCTCACTTCCTCCTGTTCAATTCACACTATAATCGTCTTTCCCGGGACATTGCGGGACATTATGTAAAAATCTTTGTATTCTTTTTTTCACATTTTCATCCGTATACTTTACCTGACGTTTCGGAAATCTTTCATTCATCTCCATTGCCACTTTAAAATAAGGCAGATTATCTATAAAATACAGGCGCAGCAGCATCCTCATCTCACTTTTTTCAACACTCTGGATATATTCTTCTATCTGTATCTGCCGTTCTAAAAGCACTGTTTCCAGCTCCTCCAGCATTGCGATATTTTTATCCAGAAGCTGCTTCTTTCTATTTGCAGAAACACCCTTTCCTATATTCTTTATATTTTTCTTATCCTCTGTTATCCGCTGTCTCAAATCTTTGATTTCTTCCTTAATATTTGCATATTCCAACAAAACTGTTCTGTTCCATGTTGTCTCCAAACGTGGACAGTTTGTCATATTTTCTTCAATCTGTTGCTCTTTCATGTTGATCATTCCTCCTTATAGTTTCCTTTTCGGCTTTGATAAGGGCATTTTATCAACATGTAAAACAAACCGCTACGCACAACAGGTCTGTCCCCAATATCCGGAATTTACAAGAGTCCGGACAAGCGCCTTCAGCCATCCGACAGGCTGCCGTGAAAGTGGATAAAGTGGCAGCTGGACAACCCTTCTGACATCTTTAACTTCCGTCGATGTACGGATAAAAGCCTCGAAAACTTTACAAAGCAGGAAAACCCAGTATTTCCATTTCTGAATGGTAGAAAGTTCTGCCGGACAACAGGTATCTTCCGGTTCTACCGATTCATCCAATACTTCTGATATAGCATCTGCCTCATATCTTTTATATGGAATAACTATATCCGGAAGTTCATGACTGATTTTGCTGCACTTCTCACAACGAAGTCTCCTGATAATTAAATAGTCAATTGTATCATCCAGTCGGTAAAGCCCCCTCTTACGGCTCCCAATAACCTTAAAACTGCCATCGCAATAAGGACAACTGCATTCCTCCTGACTTCTCACATAAACAAGATTCGAATTTTCCTTGCGTTCTAAAGAATATAATTTTATAATAATCATATATTTATAGGGCTTCCCGGAACAGTAACAATACATGCTATCATAATGGGAATATTTTCCTTTCTATAGATTTACAATCATTATATTTGTCAATTTATTGACAAACAAGTTCTACCCCCTCAGGGGCTAAAAAATACCGGTTACGTTATCTTTTTGGAAGCATAATATACGATTTATGGAGGTTTACGATGAAACACCGAATAAAAAAATGGAGTTTTCTTTTGCTCAGCTGCATTATGGTAATAAATATGGTTCCAATAACTACAGCAGCTGCTGAAGAAAGTGAAGGAGTGAAAATTAATGGAACCAATTTTCCTGATTCAAATTTTATGGTACATATTCAAAGATATGATACCAATTACGATGGAATATTGAGTGATGAAGAAATTAGCGTTGTTAAAAGTATTAATGCATATGGTTTAAATATTTCAAGTTTCAAAGGTATTGAGTATTTCACGTCCTTAAATGAATTTGCATGTTATAACCAGAAAAATTTAAAAGAACTTGACCTTAGTCAAAATACAGCTCTGGAATACTTGGATTGTTCGAGCAATTGCCTCACAACACTCGACCTCAGTCATAACACAGCTTTAAAAACGCTAAACTGTAGTTCCAACGACTTGACCACATTGAATCTTAATAATTGTACAAATCTGGAGAAAATAGATTGCTCAAGTAATGATCTTGCAATATTAGATATTAATGACAACATTGTGTTATCCGAATTGATATGTCAAAGAAATGTCCTTACAAGTCTGGATACTAGCAATAACTCTGCGCTGTCCGAATTACTTTGCAATTTTAACAAATTAACAGAACTAGATTGTAGTAAAAACACTGGTTTAAAGAGATTGTGGTGCGATTACAATAAACTTACTATGCTTAATGTTGACAACTGCATAAATCTGAATAATTTAGCTTGCGATAATAATGAACTTACACATTTGAGTCTCGATAATAATCCAGCATTAGCAAAACTATATTTATATAACAACAAGTTAACAACATTAGATCTCAGCAATAATCCGGCATTAGATTATTTAAATTGTAGTGAAAACAATTTGACAATGCTTGATACTACTCAAAATCCAGCATTAACATTTTTTAACTGCAGCAATAATTCTTTAAAATCTCTTGACGTTCACAATAATGTTTTGTTAGAGACTTTGGAATGCGGTGGCAACCAAATAACAACTTTAGATGTTGGCAAGAATACGGCACTAACCAAATTAAAGTGTGATAGTAACCAACTGACTGCCTTGGATATTAGCAAGAATGTTCTGTTAAACGAATTAGCGTGTAATGATAATCAATTAACAACCCTTGATATTAGCCATAACCTGAATTTGAAACGCTTAGAATGTAACAACAATAATATACCTCTGCTTGACATTCAAAAGCATGAAAAATTATGGTTCTTAAATTGTGCCGGAAATCAGCTTGCTTCACTTGATACAGGCAATAATACAAGATTAAAGACTTTAGATTGTTCTAACAACAATCTTGTGGAACTTGACATCAAGAAAAACAAGGATTTAAAAGAGTTGTACTGTTCCGATAACAGCCTTAGAAAACTGTATTTTGACAATAACGGCAATAACGATAATCTACAGACACTTTACTGTGCCGGAAACCAGCTGACGTCTCTTTATCTTATGTACACAGGGATTTCACGTAGCTCTTTTCGGGGTGATAGAAACAGCCAGTATGAAATCGATTATAACCGTTACATGATTACACCTGGTCCTAACCGTACTTTTAACCTGTCTTCGCTTCCGGATGGATTTGACATATCCAAAGCGTCTGATTGGGAGGGTGGAACGGTAAAGGATAACATTTTAACTATTGATGATAATGTATCTGCAGTTACATATAAATATGAGTGTTACTATCCTAATAAGTATTATATGACAGTCGAGTTAATGGTGGATACCTCAGGCAAAACTCCGCTGATGTTCCACAATAAGTTGAGTATCGAAACAAGTTATGTGGGGCGCCCTATGATCACCTATTTCAAATCAGATGCTGTGGAGGGCGGTACACCTCCGTATACTTTCCAAAAGATACTTGGACCGGACTGGATTTCCGTTTCTTCAGACGGAATTATAAGTGGTACTCCGGAAACGCCAGGCGTCAATTCAAATCTGACAGTCCGGGTTACCGATGCGGAAGGAAGCTACCGGGAAGTCGTTATGGCTGTAGCCGATACAAAGATACTTGTTGAAGGGATTGAGATTGATGCATCCCGTTTCCCGGATGAGAATTTCAGATCCTATGTATTGCAAAAGGACACAGATGGCGATGGTAAACTGAGCAAGGATGAGATTAGTGCTGTGCAGACTATAAATGTCAATAATTGTGGCATTTCAAATCTGAAGGGTATCGAATGTTTTACAGCATTAAAAACACTGAATTGCAGTGGGAATAATCTGACGGATATTGACGTCCACAAAAATACTGATCTGCAGGCGCTGGACTGTTCGGATAACCAGCTTGCCACATTGGATATCAGCGGTAATTCCAAGTTATCTGAATTATACTGTTCCAATAACAGATTTGCGTCACTGGATGTCAGCAGCAATGCGGCGCTGGAAAAATTATACTGTCATGCAAACCAGCTGACAGCATTGGATACCAGCAGCAATCCGCTTTTAAAGATATTGTATTGTGGAGACAACCAGCTGACCGTGCTGGATGTAAGCAAAAATCCAGCGCTGATGGTTTTGTATTGCAGCGGAAACCAGCTGACATCCCTTGATTTAGGTGATGCTATCAGTGCATTTTACGGGGATACCGATGAGGAAGGCTTGAATCATTATAATCAACACAGGATCACGCCAAATGCAGACTACACATTTGACACACGCGCGCTTCCGGGGAACTTTGATTTATCCCGTGCCAGCGGTTGGGATGGTGCGGCCGTAGAAGGAGACAGCCTTATCATTGAGCAGGATGCAAAAGAAGTCAGCTATACCTATGAT